TGCTTATTAAGAAGCCACAAAGTTAGCATTATTATATCAGACGTAACGCACGCACGAGAGAGGAAAGCACGAGGGCTTACAGTAGCCTACATACAAGAGAGGTAAATACAAGTAATATGGGGTAAGTGATCAATGATCACTTACCCCATATTACTTCCTTACTATAGTGGTGGTCCCACTTGGGCTTGAACCAAGGACTCCCTGATTATGAGTCAGTTGAAACCTATTGATAGTAAGGCTTTTACATAGGCAGTGTAAGGGGAGGGGTCAGGGGATAGGGCTATTTGAACACGCCAAACGCAGCGACGAACACCACGATAAGGACGGTTATCACCCCAGCGATGATGAGGAGGGTGGTGCTGTTGTCGTCTTTGGCGGGCGTATTTTCGCCCGTTGTAGGCTCGCTATTGCACCCTTGTGAGGCTCTTACCGCCCGTAGGTCGTCCCCGATACGAGCCACGGCAGAGAAGAGGCTACCGAAGGCGAGCGAGGGGATGCTGGAGAAGAGGTAGATGAGGCTCACGGGGTTGAATATTGTCCTTGTCCCGATAGTGAAGCCGTCTTCTATAATGGGCATCTTGATAGTGCAGGTACAGATGAAGGCGATGAGGCACACGAGCGTAAGCCCGACGGAGAAGACGAGACCCCACGCGCGGAGGGCTTGGTAGGGGCTTGATTGGGTAGAGGTTGTTTCCATAGTGTTGTAGTGGTTGATGGCTTATTCGTAGTATCTGGACTGCGCTTCAATGCTATCTTGCTTCCTTCTTGACTCTTCAAGCATCTCATCTAAAGGGTCGTCAGCCTTCCATACTGAGGATAAGTCTGGGGTGAGGTGAAACTTCCACGTCGCAATACGTGTAACACCAGCTCCAGACTTTGCACGGAATGTATGGTCCACGGTTATCTCCATTATCTCGGGCTTAGAGGCAGAGCCACTAACGGCATCCACCCCCACAACGTAGACCGTGTCTAACTTTCCCCACTCAACAGGTTCGTAGCTGCTAAAGTCGTGTAGCGTCCTTCTCAGCTCTTCACGGACTGCATCCTCAACTTTGCTCATCGGTGATTTGACACAGGACGAGAGCGATAGCAGGAGCATAGACGGTAGTAGTAGTTTCTTCATTGTATTCTGTTTTTAGTTGTTAGTGATTACCATTGTGACATACTGCGGTCTATGATGCGCTCCACGTAGAAGAACGCCCGCACGTCCTTGAGGTTTACTGCGAAGTCCTCGTACTTGCTGTTGAGGGAGTGCAGGTGGATAGTGTCGTTCCTCTTGACGTGCTTTGTGAGCTGCTTGAGTAGGATACCCTCCTCCTCTATCACGACCACCACGTTCGGGTACTTCGTGTTGATCAGCCCATACTGCCAATCTTCTGGGTACACCTCACGGCAGAGGACTATGTCCCCGTCACAGACGGAGCGCTTAGAGTCGTCGTCCATACTATCCCCTTTCACTCGGAACAGCTTGTAGCGGTCGGAGACGGCACGCTCCAGCACTACCTCCATAGTGTCGAACGCATCGTACACGTCATCTGGGTCTTGGGAGGGGTCTTTGTCGTATAGGAAGCCCTTGCCGATGCCCGCCTGCGCCTCTATGGGGATTATGGGGAGCGTCTGTATGGTGCGTGAGCCCTGCGCCACGCTCTCCACTTCCTGGGGCGCTCTGTATGGCTTCTGCGGGGCTTCGTCCTCTGTGGAGTCCTTTATCATCTCGCCTTCACCCGACAGCAGCCATTCAACGCTAACCTCGGGGAAGACGTTTTTTATCTTCATTATTACTGATGTCCCAGCGCCACGCTTGACCCAATTTGATACGACAAACTCGGTAACGCCCATCTTGTCTGCAAACCGCTTGTTTCTCCCGTGCTCACTCCCCACGCAGTAGTCTACGAAGGCGGAAATTCTTGATGCAACCGTGTCCATATTTTGAACTTAAACAAAACTGTTATATATTTGCATTACCAAATCGCCCTTTGGTAGGAAGCCATCTAACGTTGGCAAAAGGAAATCTCAAATACCTCTCCTTGGTCTGGGCGAAGACCGGGGGGAGGTACTCCTTTTTAGGAGAATATCAGCACTCAGCTATCGGTGATGAAACGAACGTTCGGGAGCGCTGATTAAACCCCTCGAAGTAGCTGTGGTAGCCAATCCACCGCAAGGAGTCCGTAAGGGGGGAGCAGGGCGAAAAGCCAGATGCTCGGACAGCCCACCACTGGGGCGAAAAGCTGGTAAATGTTCCGTTGCGTAGTGGATAGCGCACGGAGCTGGTGACGAGGCGACCGACAGGGCACTGCGGGATACTCCACCAAAGCTCCCGACCTCATACGGACAGCTGGAGGAACAGCCCCGTATGGGTAAGGGGGCTTTATGGCTCAAAAGCTCCCTCTTGAGCTTGCTGGATAGCTTACAGAGGGTATGCATACTGATAGCTGTTATTCGGCTTTGTGAGAGGTGTTGTCCAATAGACCAAATTGAAGCAAGCTATCTTCTTTGATGTTGATGTTCGCCTTTTCGCTTATTGCGCCTATCACAAGCTCTATATCTTCGTCCAACAACCGCCCCTTTAATGTGTGCACAGAGAGCTGCGCAGCCTTTACTTTCATAACGGAAGAGCAGTCAATAAACGAGTTGTGAGATAGAAATTCGGAATATCTTGCGCAAGGGATGGGTATCTGGTATCTCTGCACATACTCTGGTAGCCTTAGGTTTACCCGAGAGTTGAATACCACTCCTCCGTATATGTCTCCATTTCGGCTCGCCCCAATTACCACAAAGAGCTTATCACGGGTATTATACCCTCCCTTTGGGGTAATTCCACTCTCTCTATTAAGGGTGAGCAAGTGTACGCATCCAACAGATAAGCATGAGCCCTCCATAGTGACCTACATGGACAATGAGTACTGATATAGGTCTAATTGATCTCTGAGGTATGGGAGCGCATCGGGGTGTAATCCACCCTCACGGGCAATATTCTCAGAGCTTATCACCTCGCAATGAGACGTGGCATTCCATGCAAGACCATGAGACAGTCTGCGAAGCTCTGCAAAGCTGAGAGAAGCGTACTTGTCAATAGTCCTATCAATCACATCTATCTCAAGCTTGGAAATCATACTTAGCTGGGGCGCCCTGTTGGGCACAAGGACGTTGCCAGCGTCCTCCCCAGCAAAAGACACAACCTCTCCCACTGCCTTAGAAAAGTCGTCACAACGACCACCCTTGATAGCGTCAAACAGGCGTGTTGGTACAGGACCATGGGGAAGCGCACAGAAATCATCTGCAACAAGCTTACGGCACACGGTGGTTAAGTACTCTCGTTCTGCAAAATATAGCACTTTGAATAGACGGTAATAGTCTATCCCACCAGTCTTAGTGAGGATGTACAGGATCTTCTCGATGAACTCCTTCTGTACGTCTGGCAAATTCGTGTATGCACTCATAATTACTGTCCATTAGTTAGCCTGTGAATACCTAAGATATTCCGTTTCCACTTTCCTTATCCATTGCCGACCTAATATACCCGCCTACCGCTCTCCAGTGTGAAGCAATCTGCGAGGCGTCGTCAGCTACACAACGATTTGCACTTTTATCCACCTGGAGAATACTGCCAACTGTCCCCACGATTATACGGGATAACTGCACGGCTATCTTAGCGATAGTATGCATAGCTTCCATTCCGATCTGCTTGATTTTTAGATGCTGTCTACCGCACAAAACTACAAAAAAAGTAATTATACTGCTTTCACGCTCTTAAAAGTGCAGGGGCGGAATTGCACCGAAATTCCACACGCCCGCCCGTGTGCATTATATAGTACGCGCGCGAAGTAAAGCCCTGCGGGCTGGTCACTGGGGGCTGAACGCACCACGAAAGGCACGAAAGCGGGGCAAACGCAGTCCCAAACCAAAAATTTTCCACGCTGAAAATCAACGACTTACCACCAAACCTCAACAAAATCAACCCTCATATTTTGAAGTTCAACAAACTTGTTATACCTTTGCAGTGTAAAGGATGAGCAACAACAACGCCACCTTCACAAAAGAGCTCTTTGACATATTTGATACAGGCGACAATAGATAACTCACGTGGGTGCAATGCCCACACAGTGATTAACAATATCGCTTGCAAGGTCAGACTTAGCGTGCTGACCGCTGAATGGCTAACGACCACCACCCCGCCCCTCGCAAAGGGCTTGCAAGCACTCAGATAAACAATAACACCACTAAACAAGAACAACCACTATGAGCAACGAAAGAAAAAGCACGCTTAGCCGTGTATTTCAGATGGCTTGGCAGTTCGTCAAGCGCAACGGGTTCACCCTCAGCGAAGCCCTCAAGACAGCGTGGGCAAACATCAAGCTACACGCCAGAATGCAGAAGGGTATCGTAAAGTTCTACTACCAAAAGGTAGACGGCAGTATTCGTGAAGCCTACGGCACGCTGAAAAGCGAGCTTGTCCCCGAGGTCAAGGACAGCGGGCGCAAAGCTAACCCCACCCTTCAGACCTACTTTGATACAGAGCGCCAAGAGTGGCGATGCTTCAAGGTAGCCAACCTCATTCACTAACCCCTCATAGGGGTAGCCCCAGACCCCGCAAGGCGAGCGGGCTACCCCACCTAACAGATACAGCTATGTACATTGACGATAGAGCGTCCTACGACGAGGTGGATGAGAGTTACATCCAAGGCTTGATAGACGAGATGGCACACGCCTTCTTTGAGTGCGGTGAATACGTAGAGGCGGTCATCAAGATAGACGACGACCCACGAGTAAACGGCACGTCAGAGCTTATCGTGCTGTTTGAGCAAGACGGTCAAGAGCTGACCGCCAGCTACAAGTACAAGACCGACAACAGCAAGGTCAAGAACTTCCCCGCCTTTGACGAGGCAGACATCAGCAAGACATTCAGATGGGCACAGCGCTATTACGACGAGTGCAACCCAAGTGACGACGGCGTAGCCGATACAGAGTATTGGCTAAATATGACTTACAGATAATCTCCCAGCTTATGAAACCCCTATCCGATAAGGCGATACTCAAGGTATCGCTATCCCTCACAGTAGTATCCTTCGTTTGCTTCGCTTGCGGTCTGCATTTTGACGACTTCGAGCGCATCGTGGTGCAGATCCTTGCACCGGTGGTAATGCCCAGTATCATCAACGAGATGATAGGCATAACCGACGAGGGGGACTATTAGCTCCACCCATTGTAGAGATGGTTTTCTTTCATAGTGTTTATTGTTTAGGATGGGGTGGTAAATCCGTGAGGACAAGCCACCCCGAAAAATTTGACACTCACGCCAGCAATTTAGAGCGGGCGTACCCTCTACGGGTGGTCTCATCCCCGTAGGCTTTAGCTTTTTTCTATTAGAACATACTGCAAGTACCCGCCCGTGAGGGTAGAGAAAGTGAATTGCACTGCGTGATTAGCCCGTGAGGGTCGGTCACGCTACAAAGTGAACAACATTTCCCACCACTAATTTTCAGCTACTATGTTACAGACATTCTTCAAGGTCAAGCCCATAGCGTGGTTAGACCTACCCCCTACCTGCTTTGACCGCTATGGCGAGCGCCCCGTATCTGAGGCGAACATCGGACACGGCACACTATCTGTGCGTGCGGTCATCAAAGAGGTAAAGCGAGATAATGGCGTTGCATTCGTCGCACGCTTTGACAGCTCTACTATCCTTATGGACTTCGCCACCCTTGAGGGGGCAAAGAGCTACGTCTACGACCTCTACACCTCGCACATCAACTCTATCATCACCCCCGTAGCCCCAGCAATAGCCCCAGCCGACAAGGCGGACGAAGCGGACTACACCGACATCACCAACGACTAACCACAGATACAGATATGAGCCTTATTAAGCGATACTTCGAGCTGGAGACTCCCAGCTGTGTGAAGATGATGATTTACGGGCAGAGCGGGATGGGTAAGACCACGCTCGCCCTCTCAGCCCCACGCCCTCTGCTTCTTGACTTTGATGGCGGGGTGAAGCGTGTGAATATAGCGCACGTCAAGGACGTAGGCACGGTGCAGGTCGGCTCGTGGGCTGAGGTCAATGCGGTGCTACAAGAAGACCTTAGCGGATTCGACAGCATCGTAGTAGACACAGCGGGTAAGATGATGGACTTCATCATCACACACGTTTGTGGCTTCCGACAGCCTCAACTACGAGATTGGGGCGCTATCAACCTCGAGGTGCAGAACTTCGTGCGTAGCATCTCAGCTCTGAATAAGAATATCGTCATCGTAGCGCACCGAGACGTGCGCAAGGAGGGCGATACCAACGTCTTTATCCCAGCTATACGAGAGAAGACCTACAACGCCCTTGTGGCAGAGCTTGACCTGCTCGGCTACATGGAGACTAAGACCGAAAACGGCATAGTCAAGCGAAGCATCACTTTTGACCCTACGCCCCGCAACGATGGTAAGAACACCTGCGGGCTACCATCGGTAATGATCATCCCCGAGATTATCAACCGAGCGAACGGGCAGACGACCGCCCCCAACGACTTCATCCAAACACAAATCATCGAGCCTTACAAGGCAATGATCGAGGTCAAGCGCTCCGAAGCTCACAAGTACGAGCAGGTGATGGACGAAATCAGAGAAGCTATCGAGCTTGTCACAGACGAGGCGAGCGCAAACGACTTCATCGAGCGTATCGATGAGTACGAGCATATCGGCTCCAGCAAGAAGCAGGCGGGCATCCTCATCAACGAGAAAGCTAAGAGCCTCGGGCTTGTCCTAAATAAGTCCACCAAGCGATATGAGCCAGCAGAAACAAAGTAGCTCAGTGGTGCGCTATCAGCTCTACCCCTCACTTATTGACACTTACACGAACTACTCCCAGTCCGAGGTAATCTACAATAAGTATTGGGGTGGGGCTGAGAGCCCTGCCCTCACGCTCGAAGAGTACGAGGCACAGGCGTTCCAAGACCTCATCGACAAGATCAACCGAGTACCCAAAGACCTCATCAAGGCGGACGTCGGCACAGCGTTCAACGAGCTGGTAGACTGCCTCATCCTCGGGCGAAAGTCCGAGAAGGTGGCGGTAGAGAAGCTCTGCGACGAGGCAGGCAACGTAGTCTCTCTCAAGGCGCACTACAACAAGCGCACATTCATCTACCCCGTGGACGTCGTTAGGCTCTTTGCGAACAACTACAAGGGGGCTATCCCTCAGATGTTCGTCGAGGGCGTGCTACCGACAAGGCGGGGGGATGTGAGGCTCTACGGCTTCCTCGACGAGCTGATGCCCCTGAGCGTCCACGACATTAAGACCACAGGGTCGTACGAGGTCGGCAAGTTCAAGGGCAACGCCCAGCATCTTGTCTACCCATACTGCCTCCGAGAAATGGGCTACACGAGTGTAGACCTATTCAGCTACGACGTAGCCGAGATAAGCACGAACATAACGAAGCAAAACCCCGAGCCCTCCGAGGTGGTAGTGAAGCTCAAAGCGACATACAGCGAAGAGTACCTATTTACCCCCGAGCGAGATATACCGCTCCTTGAGGACAAGGTAGTAGAGCTTATTGACTTCATCGAGGCAAACCGCCACCTCATTACCAACCCTAAAATCTTCGCAAGCGAATGATCTTCAACCTCAGCGAAGAGCTGGGGCGAAGGCAGTTCAAAGAGCGGTGCGACTTCCTCCTACGGCAGGGCTTTCTTGTAGAGCTGACCGAGAAGCGAGGTAAGCGCACCCTCAAGCAGAACAGCTACCTGCACCTCCTGCTCTCCTACTTCGCCCTTCAATATGGCGAGCGCATGGAGACTATCAAGCAAGAGGTGTTCAAACGCCACGTCAACCCCGACATCTTCCTCCAAGAGAAGGATGGTCGGGGTGTCGGGCGGTACTACGCCCTTCGCTCCAGCTCAGACCTCAACACAAAAGAGATGACCACAGCGATAGACCGCTTTCGTGACTGGGCTTCTATGGAGGCGGGTATCTACCTGCCCTCACCCGATGAGGACGCACTTATCGGGGCAATGGAGAGAGAGGTGGAAGAGAACAAACGCTGGATATAGACAATGCAATACTCACTCCGCCCCTATCAGCAACAAGCCTCCGACTCTGCCGTCCGCTACCTCGAGAACAAGGCGGTGACCAAGGGCGCAGGGCTTATCGTCCTGCCGACGGGGTCGGGCAAGAGCCTTGTGATTGCTGACATCGTCAACCGCTTAGACGCTGACGTCCTCATCCTCCAACCCTCAAAAGAGATCCTCGAGCAGAACTTTCAGAAGCTGGTATCCTACGGGCATATCTTCTGCTCCATCTACTCTGCCAGCTGTGGCAAGAAGCGCATCAGCAAAGCCACCTTCGCCACGATAGGCAGCGTGTACAAGAAGCCAGAAGCCTTCAAGCACTTCCAATACGTGATAGTGGATGAAGCGCACCTTGTCAATGAAAGCCCCGACAGCATGTACATGAAGTTCTTCAAGGCTCTCGGTGGTGTGCGGTGCGTCGGGCTGACCGCCACCCCCTACCGCCTTTACAGCACCTCGGACGGGCAAGGCAACTTCGGCTCAATGCTTCGTTTCCTCACCCGCTTGCAAGGGCGCTTCTTCACCACGATACTCCACTCCACCGAGGTAGGCGAGCTTCTCAATGCTGGCTACCTCGCAAAGACGAACTACTACGCCGTAGACACGATACAGATAGACCGCCTCAAGGTCAATAGCACGGGGCAGGGCTACACCGACAAGAGCATCCGCAACGAGTATAGGCGGGTGGGCTTCTCGGGTAAGCTCGCCAACGTGGTAGAGCGACTCCTCTACAACGCCCAAGTACCACGCAGGGGCATCCTCGTCTTCACGCAGTTCATCGAAGAGAGCGAAGAGCTTATACAGCACTTCCCCAACATATCTGCGATGGTGACGGGTGAGACCCCGAAGAGAGAGCGTGAGCGCATCCTTGCGGACTTCAAGGCGGGCAAGCTCAAGGTGGTAGCCAACGTAGGCACGCTCACCACGGGCTTTGACTACCCCGAACTCGATACGATTGTAGTAGCCCGCCCCACTCGCTCCCTCTCCCTATGGTATCAGATTGTCGGCAGAGCGATACGCCCCCACGCCAGCAAGCAGGCTTCGTGGGTGGTAGACCTCTGTGGCACGTACCTCCTCTTCGGCAAGGTAGAGGACTTAGAGATGGTGGACACCTCCCCCGACCACAGAGGGCTGTGGCAGATACGCTCCAACGGCAGACCTCTGACGAATGTACTTATCCCAGCGAACTAAATAGACGAATGAACATTGCAGACCTAACCACGGATGAGCGCAGAGTGCACCAGCTCACCGCTATGAACAGAGCCAAGGAGGCTCTCGCAGAAGCACACAACACGCACCCCAGCAATTGGCTCACAGGTCGAGAGGCTTGTAAGCTTCTCGGAGTCTCAATGCCCACCCTTCTCAAGGGTCGGGCAATGGGCAAGTACCAATTCGTGCACTACAACCGCTCACGCTACTACTATGACAGACGAAGTCTTGAAGCAGTCCTTGGAGCAGAAGGTGCTGGAGGCGATACGTGCGAGGCTTGACGAACTCCAGCGGGCGAAGAGAATACCCCTCATCGTCCGCAAAGAGGAGATACCCGAGGTGGTAGGCTTGCCCTTCCGAGAGGTTAGACCAGCGTTGGTCGCTCTCGTCAATTCTGGGCAGATACGCTTCGGCAGGACTATCAGCAGTCAGTACTTCACACTCCCCGACCTATGAAGCTCACCAAGGACGAAGTCGCCCTACTTGACAAAGACCCGAAGGTCTTACTCGTCCGAGCTTACAAGCTCCACTACCCAGAGATGAGCACCCGAGAGGTGGCAAAAAGAGTAGGGCTATCAAAGACACAAGTACACCGAATTTTGGCGGGCGATGGGACACCCAATGGGACACCCAATGGGACAGCCGATGGGACAGCAAAACCCGCTCCACCAAAGGGCAAACTCGCAAAGCGTGGGACACCCGATGGGACACCCAATGGGACACCCAATGGGACAGCACGCCACACCCTCACAGCGCTCCTCAAGCCGATATTTGAGAGCTTCTTCAAGAGCAGGACGAATATGGACTTTGTGTGGAGCGCAAAGGAGATGAAGAGCCTAAAGGACTTCGGCGAGAAGCTCAGGGCGTCAATCAAAGCCAAGGACAACCCACATGATGACGAGCATATAGCGTCGGCACTCCCGATATTCCTATCCAAGATAGACGACCCGTGGGTGCTATCCCACCTATCCCCCTCCATACTAAACAGCAAGTACAATGAACTCATATCCCACATATCCCGACAGCGCACTCTTACCCGAGCAGAGGAACGACAGCAAGCAGGCAATGCTATTGAAGTACTCCGAGCTGGGGCTATGTCTGTCCTCCAGCGATGAGCCAGCTCCGACGCTCCCCCAGCTCTCCCGAGCAATGGATGAGGGGCTTGTCCGCTCTATCTGCCAGCTCAAGAGAGACCCCGAAGCAAGAGAGCTGATGGAGGCAGAGGTGACGCTGGTAGTCGTAGACCTTTGGCAGTGGTTCGGGGCAAACGACAGCAGTGTCCGCCTCGCTCCTCAGCTGGTAAGGCAGATTATCAACACCTACCCCCATATGTACATAGACGACCTGCGCATCTTCGCTGAGAAGGCGAGAGCGTCACACTTCGGGAAGGTGTACGGCTCGTTCTCGCCATCCACGATGATGGAGTGGCTTCGCTCCTATTGGAACGACCGCCAGCGAGCGATGGAGGAAGAGAGCTACGCCCAGCACCTCTCACAGAAAGAGTCGGGCAACTACTCCGCCAGCGCATCAGATAGATACTTCACCAACCTCGCTCACAAGATGACGAAATGAAGCGAACACCTACACAAGACGACATACAGCAGGCGATAGCCTCCAGCAAGCCACTCCAGCGAAGCCTCGCAGGGATTATGGCTAAGGCGGTGGCTGACACCTTCGCCAAGCCCACGATGACGCAGAGCAAAGCTTACGCAATGTTCGGGCGTGCCAACATAGAGCGGTGGTGCAAGCTCGGTCTCCTTGAAGCTCGCAGAGCAGAGAGCGGACGGATAGCCTACTACACCGCAGACCTTATCAACGCACAAAACAAGAGCTTTTACTGATGAATAGAGGACCAATGCACAACCGAGATGAGGTTGTGGAGTTCGCCCTTAGGAAGGTTATAGAGGGAGGCATGAAGCCCACCCACGCTGCGAGACTTGCCGTGGACAAGTTCAAAAGATACACCCCCTGCTATATCTGCGATTTCGTCACGAAGCACCCACGATACAAGGAGTTCCGAGGTGGTAAGCCTGCTGGTCCTGGCATCATCCCTATGTCGGATTTGGAGGGCGTCCACAAGATAGCCACGGAGAACCCGAAGATGCCGATAATTACCTGCATCCAAAAGTACAAGGATGAGTCGGGGTGCCAATTCCCCGTAGAGTCCATACGAGCTAAGTACCGACGAGTGATGGGCGGTGATGGCTTTGTAAAGAGAGGTCGGTACAAGACGGGCTTAGACTCCTCCGACTGCCTCCTTGACCTATCTCTTGATGAGCTTGTCCGCAGGGGCTATCTCTCAAGAGCCAAAGAATAGACACACTTTAACACACATAGATATGAATGAACTGAACGTAACGGGGCGAGTGCTCCAAATCCTCCCCCTCCAGCAAGGCACATCCAAAGCGGGTAAGCCTTGGAAGTCTCTTGTGTTCGTCCTTGAAACGGGCGGGCAGTACCCAAAGAAAGTACCCATTAAGCTCTTCGGAGAGAGCGTAGACAAGTTCCCCCTGCAAGTCGGGCAAGAGGTAACCGCCTCTCTTGACCTTGACGGGCGAGAATGGGAGGGCAAGTGGTTTCCCGAGATTAAGGCGTGGAATATCGTCTACGCTGGCTCACAGACCGCCCCAGCTCCCACGGCTACACCTCAGCCCGCCCCAACGGCACAGCCTGCACAACCCGCTACCCCAACAACCCCACAAGGGATCAGTGACCTGCCATTCTAACGATGAACGCCACACTTATAGCTACCGCCCTCCTCGCCTTGTCCTGCGTGGTGATGGGCTACCTCATTTGGACGCTTCACTCACGCCTTCGCCTTCTTGAGCGGATGGATGCTACCCGCAAGCGAGAGGCACGAGATCTCTCCAAGATGCAGGGTGATGTAGAACACTACTTCTCCTTCGTCAGTGGCCAGCAACACAAGATCCTTGAAATTCTTGGCAATACCAATGACTTAACGCTCAAGCTCGCAAAGAAGGTGCTTGCCAAGGGCGAGTATCAAGCCCCCACGGCTAAGCCTGCCACGCTGGAGCGTGTGCCACGACCACTGCGCACGAAGCCAGTAATGAGCAAGAGAGAAGAAACGAAAGAATGAAAGTACTATCACTCTTTGACGGAATGAGTTGTGGTCAGATAGCCCTTCGCGACCTTGGCGTGCCTATCGAACGATACTACGCCAGCGAGATAGACAAGCACGCTATCAAACAGACGCAGCTTAACTTCCCCGAGACTATCCAGCTCGGAGACGTGGAGAAGTGGCGAGAGTGGAACATCGAGAGGTCTGAGATAGACCTCCTTCTCGCTGGCTCTCCCTGCCAAGGCTTTAGCTTAGCAGGTAAAATGCTCGGTCACGATGACCCACGAAGCAGGCTGTATTGGGTGTTCCTCGACATCCTGCACCACGTGCAAAAGCTCAACCCCAACGCAAAGTACCTCCTTGAGAATGTACGGATGCGTCCATCAGACGAGCTGAGGATAAACGAAAGCCTCGGCATTAGACCCGTTGTGATTAACTCCGCCCTTGTGTCTGCACAGAATAGAGTGCGCCTATATTGGAGCAACATACGGACGAAGAGCGAGGGTATATGGGGCGAGCTGCTCACAGATATTCCCCAGCCTGCCGACCGAGGCCTATACATCGGAGACATCCTCGACGATGAAGTAGACGAGAAATACTATATGCACAATCTCTCTCTCAACGAGGATGCCCTTGAAAGCATAGCCACTACGCAGGAAGGGAAGACATCAGGCGTGGTCAATCTCGACAAGAAGCTAAAGCCAAAGTCTCAGCAAGACACTGGTCTATCGTGCACGTACAAGGGTGCACGTGCGAATGGGATGAGCGTAGTGCCTGGGCGGTGGCGCTCGTACAAAGATGGTGGATTTAGGGCTATGTCTGGAGGTAAAGCTCCTTGCCTAGCAGCACTGGCAAGGAACGACGGAAGAGGACAGGCCGTAGTTAAGATAGACTGTATGATCCGCCGTCTTACTCCCACCGAATGCGCACGCCTGCAAACCATCCCCGACTGGTATAAGTGGGGATGCTCCGACACCCAAGCCTACAAGATGCTCGGCAACGGGTGGACGGTGGAGGTCATCAAACACATTTTATCACACATCATCATCAAATAGCAACGAATATGAACGCAACTACATCTATCGTACCGCACTTTAGTGCATTCGCTGACTTCTCACGCCTCTGCCACGAGCGGGCGGTAGCTAAAGGCTTTTGGGATGAGCCACACCTGAGGTCGCATTACTTCGTCCTCGCTGATGGCGAACTCTCCGAGGCTGTGGAAGCCGATCGCATCGGGAGGTGGGCTAAGCTCACCCCCGAGCGGATAGAGGAGCTTCGGGGGCTTGAGGGCGCAGCATACGCACAAGCATTCCTCCGCCTTGTTAAGGACACCGTGGAGGACGAGCTGGCGGACGCAGTGATACGCCTCGCAGACCTCTATGGGCGAATACTCGAGGAGAAGCCAAGACTGCAAAACAAGAGACTGGAAGACGAGTATGTACCAAGAGCTGAATGCCTCGCCGAGTGGCCTCTTACGAAGGCTGTTTACAGCGCGAAGTGTATACTATTCGATACCGTTTGGGCTGACAACTCTACCATCCGTCGGGCGGTCTTGCTGATAGTGACCTACGCCAGCTCCATCGGCATCGACCTTATGTCGCACATCGACCTCAAGCTGAAATACAACGAAACACGCCCAGCCCTGCACGGGAAGAAATACTAAGAAGATATGACAACGGACAACATCATCGACCTGCTCATACTCACCTGCAGTGGGCTGTTTGTGTGGGCGCTCGCAGTGACGCTCACGCTGTGGCACGAACGCAGGGGCAATGGGAAGAATAACGAGGTCACCCGAGAGCAAATAGAGGCACAGCTGAGAGACCTTGTGTGGGTGGACTTCGAGGAAGGGAACTACCGAGCGCAGACGGGGCTACCACTCGATGCATACATCCAAGAGTATGGTGGTAAGTACCTCGCAAGCGGTAGCCGTACATCCTTCCCCGAGAATAATATCGCACGGACTACGCCAACCATCGACGACGCTAAGAAAGAGCTTAGAGCGTGGCAGGTGGAGCTGGTGTACCGACTATTCAAGCATAACTAATCAAGATGGATATGACGATCGTAGCATTCACCACCACCATTCTCGTGGTCTGCGCTATCTCAATCGCGTTGTGCGCGTTCTTCTATTTCCGCTGTATAGCTTTAGAGTGTGAGGTGGACGTAGTCAAAGAGTCCAAGGACGCCCTGCGGGAGAATATGAGCAAGATCAACCGCTACCTCCAACAGCAACTCGAGCGGGTGAAGAAGGAGAAGCACGAACAGCGCAAGAAGCTCACGTCCGAGATACACGCCCTCCGCACCCAGCTCCACCAGCTCCGAAAGGAGCGCAATACGCAAAGCAATGGATAATATTACCAAGGAGTTCATCTCGTTTTTCATCCCCTACTTAATCACCGTCTTGGCTATTGCTATCCCGCTCGCTGTGACAATGGCGAAGAATGCTATGCTCCAACTTATGGACTACCACAAAAGGATAGAGGGGATACTGAAGGATGAGCTAAGTAGGGCGCTAAGCGAAAAGAAAGAGGCGGAGTTTCAGATTACGGCAAAGACCGCGGAGATAGAATGGCTCGCCAAGAAGGTAGCCACACTCGAGGGGGAGCTGTCCGCCCTCCGTGAAAATTCATCTAAGCAAAAATAAGACTATGACCAAAGAACAAAAAGTGAGACTGTCAGCGTGGTGTCTAAACCTGCTTGTTAACTATCGGATAGACTTCTTTCGAGGATTAGTGCTATCGGACACGGTGAACTCCTTTGTCATGGAAGACCCAGACCGAATATATATGGCGATAGAGAGCTGTCGCGGAGCAGACGACCTCAGATTTGAACCTGACACGAAGAACTATCTCGAGCTACTCAGAGAGCTACGGGAGGTAGCGAAGGAAGTGCCACTAAGCGACACCGCACAGAGCGCCATCACTCACATCTTCGGTGGCGAATGGGGGGACGCGATAGAAGCCCTCGACAAGCTCAAGAGCGAACAGGACTAACAGAACTAACAGAACTAACACCGAGTGCGCCCTGCTGGCGGGAAACCGCACGCGAGACCTTCACGCGCCTGGGACGGCTGGGCGCACTCTCTATCAACACAACGACATGAAGAGGCAATACCCACTAAAGAGAGGCCCTAAAGGATGCTCCCTTTGGTACTACAGGGGCTATGTTATAAAGGGCTACCGTCACTGGCGAGGACAAGGATTTACGGAGAACCCCAATGTGATCCCCTACGATATATATAAGTCGCAAGATGACTATGATAATGGCAACGTTGACGACATGGCTGCAGGTCTTAAACAAGCGATCTGCATCGTCGACAAGGCCATAGAGAAGGAGAAGGGACGAGCAAGTATAATATAATCACGCTATAACACAACGAACTATGACACGAGAAGACGTAAAAGCCCAGCTGGCGAAATGCCCGCTGGAGTGGGAAGAAGATGTCGAGGGAATACTTACCGCTAAGGTATGCGCTCTTGATAGGGAGGTCTGTATAACCTATCGCTTAATCGTAGATGACGTGTATATAAAAGCAGCTTATGGCAGTGTTTGCTTCGTTGGCGAGTTCCTCGGTGTGGAAGGTGGAGAAGAGGAGCTTAAACTCATTGCCGAAGCCCACCGCATCGACCTAATCTGCCGACTTCTCGGCATTAACGACTAAGAGCAACGAACTATGACACAAGAGCAATTAGAACGTGATCTTGAGCCACTCTGCTGGCGCAGTACGGGTACGGACGATATGATAGAAGCGCACACGGGTATAGGTATGAGCTTCTACGTACACCACATTGAGGGGGCTGGCTATTTGGGCTACATCGTTGGTCAGTGGCGAGACTTTGAGGTGGTGAAGCTCAAAGCCAAGACGCTCGAAGAGGCTAAAGCGTTCTTCTGGGACTTATACGCAGGGAACGTCTGGAGCTTACTCAAGTGGGATGATGAAAAGCAATAGGTTAACGAAAAGCCCATTTGCTTAACATATCCACACCAATAGGTTAACGAAAACGCAAATACTTAACAGATGGAACAGATATCGCTCGCACGAGCTTCGTACACCGACCGCAACGACAAGATGGTCACCGAGATCTACCTTGTATGTGGCAATGGAGGGACGCAGGAAGCGAAAGAGCGTGTGACGAGCTACCTCAGCCTACTATCAAAAGGAGAAGTAGTGGCGGAGCACATAAGGGACATCTACGCATATTTAGACGAGAGCGTCACAACTGCTGACGCAGGTGACAAACACTTCATAGTGGGGCTTGCTGATGCGATCAAAGGCAAGCGTATTGTATCGAAAGACGGAGGCTATGGAGAGGTTTCCAGGACGATCGTTCGGGCTCACAACGCTATTGAGGCTTGCAATAAAGTTGGAGATGATTGGCAGGTGCCCATCTCCGTCACCCGCCTTCCATACATAGCAGACATAATCAGATAGTACAGGTATGGAGCAGAAACACGCTATGCCCAAAGAGTAACTAACAGCTAACTACACAGCCTATGCGAAAAGCTACCACCTCCAAGAAGCGGGGGCAACCGAAGCCCGACCCGTACGACATGTTCGTCTTCCTTTGCCGAAGCTACCTCAAAGAAGAGTGCGTCCGAGAGCTTCGGTTTCACCCCGTGAGGAGGTGGCGCTTCGACTACGCCATCCCCTCTCATAAGATAGCCATCGAGGTAGAGGGTGGCGTGTGGACGCAAGGGCGACATACCCGCCCCAAGGGCTTCTTAGGGGACATGGAGAAGTACAACACCGCCACCGCCCTCGGCTGGCGTATTCTCCGTGTCACGCCCGAGACCCTCACCACTGGGGCTACACTCGACCTCATCAAGCAGACCATCAGAACAACTCAGCAGACAAGCGAATGAATACCACAGAGAAGCTCACATTGTCGGAAGCGGTCAAGAGGGCGTACTCCACCCTCCCCGACTATATGAACAAGTACCTCGCCCGTGACCTCGTCATCACGGGGGTCATCCTGCACACGCACCCCGAGTGCATAGAGAGGCGAGAGCGACTGCCCCGCCACTTCGCAACGGCTCTATCCCGAGAGCTTCGGATGAACCGCAGTCTACTCTCACGCTCTATACCTGCCCTCATCGTGCGCTACAACACCTGCCCCGAAGATAAGAGGGCTGTGGTGGGTATTCTTGATGCACTGAGTGAGGGGGACGCACCGCCTTAGTGCGCTTTCACTTAAATAGCACAACAAGAGAAAACAAACCACAAAACGCACTCCATGAACAACAAGAAAACACGCATATATACATAGGTATATAAGCACTGGGATTATTTTCACTTAAAATTTTGTCGTGTAAAAAAGTTGTCTTACCTTTGTAGTGTGAGAGAGCAAGAGATGCAATCCACACGTAACGTAAAAGACAAAAGACAATGTTCAAGAAAATCAATGGTCGCGGTTTTGACGTGATCGAAGTAAGAGGGCTCGAGTTCGCAATGGGTGGTCAATGCCCAGATATGAGATGCCTCAACCTGGGCGAAGTATCGCAAGAAGAAGGTATCTCTATCATCAAAGAAGCCCTTGAGGCTTTCGTGAGAGAACTGCCAGGTCGTGGTGAGTGGCGCATCGAAGCGTTCGACAGCCAAGACGTGTGCTACGAAGCCTGGCTGAAAGAAGAGGGCGACAAGACCTACAACGTGCGTATAGATGGCGAGGTCGTTGCCACAGAAGACGCAACCCCTCTCAATGATCTAATCGAGAGCCTTATTGGCGAGTTAGCAGAAGAGTAAGAAATCGCCCGGGGGTGGCGGTGGTCAGCCCCGGGCTTTCAAAAGCACCAGTATAGACAACAGCAACAACATACAGCTATGAAGACCTACTACTACAACGTAAAGGGCGGTGTAACGCCAGCAGACCACGACGTTAAGTACGACGTAAAATGGTTCTGTGGCGAAGGTGCAGACTACGACATCGCAAGCGCGCGCCTCGAAATCAACAACCCCAAGGCTTACGACGACTACCTCACCGATATCAGCGGTCACTACGTAGAGGGCGTGGCAGACATACACGAGGCACACGACTATCTGATAGACCTTGTCCAGGCTATGCTCGCAGAGCTTATGGCTAAGAGCTACGGACCAGCTATTGACCTCGGGGTGATGAGTGCAACTATCGATGAGAGCTATGCAGATGGCACGCTGGTCGTCTACTCGGCATACTACTACATCAGCGACGGCGACATCAGCGTGCATGTAGACGCCTACGGGCGAGCCGAGGGCAACGTGGTAAGCAACGAAGCGCTGCGACAGATGGTTTGCATCACGCCACCAGTGGGCGAAAACTAACATCACGAGGGGGCGGGTAACACCGCTCCCTTTTCCGTTTCAAAGAAAATAGTAACATATTGGCTTTTAGGCATAAAACCAATTTCGCATTAACTAACTTTACAACATACAAATCAAGATTATGAACTACTCAGAACGCATGCAAGCCTATATGGCTGAAAACGGCATCGACGCTAAGGGCGTCGTCTACCTCACCATCGCACGTGAGCCTCTCGAGCGCATCATCTCGGGCGACAAGACGGTAGAGTTCAGAAGCCTCTCAGACCACTACCTCAAGAAGTTCTTCAACATCAAGGGGGACGCTGTGGTAGACGTGAAGCCCTTTACACACGTCCTCTTTCAAGGGGGCTACTCAGCCACCTCGCCCCGTGCGCTGGTAGAGTTTGCAGGCGCAGGCACAAAAGAAGCCGATCAGAAGAGCCCTCTCACCGAGAGAGGTAAGAGAGTCTATGCAGAGGCAGAAAGAGAGGGATTCACAGAGGACGATGAGTGGCTGGGCATAGAGCTTGGCAAGGTGTGCGTCGTCGAAAACTTCTAAGGCACTAACCGCAGCGTATAGCCACAAGGGCTGTGCGTATCATCATAACCAACTTAACTACTTACATTATGGCAAAAGGCGATAACATCAGACGTTACAACAACGTGCGCTCGGGTGTGGCTGCTGAGAACCGAGCTGTGAAGAACCGCCCAGGTGGGTGGTCAGCTGGCGAAGCACGACGCACGCACAGACGAGCCAACGCACGTGCCGTTAGAGCCCTCAGAGCGTCAGCATACTAACCATGCGCCTCGCTATTGAGTGCATACGACAGATAGCGTCCAAGTCGGACAAGGTGATACTATTCCACTCTGCAACGGGTAAGGATAGTATCGCCTTGCTCGATTTATGCTACCCCTACTTCAAAGAGATCGTGTGCGTCTACATGTACATGGTTGAGGGCTTAGAGCATATAGACAAGTACGTCATCTGGGCGAAGCAGAAGTACCCCAAGGCTCGCTTTATCTCTGTCCCGCACTACGCCCTCACGCAATACATCAAGGACGGGGCGTTTGGTTGCGAGCAAGACCCCAAGCAACGCATCAAGACGCTAAGCGACATCACCGAAGAGGTGCGAGAGGCAACGGGCATAGATTGGGCTATCTATGGCTTCAAGCAGACGGACAGCCTCAACAGACGCATCATGCTACGCACCTACGAGGGGCAGATGATAAACGAGGCGACCCACAAAGCCTACCCCCTCTCACTCTACAAGAACAAGGACGTAGAGGCATACATCAAGCACAAGAGGCTCATCCCCTCGCTCAAGTACGGCAACGGGCAGAGCCAAGGCACGGACGTTTCGAACATCCCGTTCCTGCTGTTCTGCCGAGACAAGTACCCGCAAGACCTCGAGAGGGTGATAGCACGCTTCCCCGAAGTAGAGAAGATACTATTTGACTACCTTAACTACGACCCCAAGTATGACCAAGGCGATTAAGCAAGCCCCAGCCCGTGAGGTGATGCGCTCAGAGATACACTTCGCAAGCTACAACCCCCGTAAGCTCACCGAAGACGCACGCAAGCGCCTCAAGGCAAACCTAAAGCGAGTAGGATTAGCAGGGGGCATCGTGTGGAACGAAGGGACGGGCAACCTCGTATCAGGGCATCAGCGCCTCTCTATCCTTGACGAGATACAACGCTACGACCCCGAGACGGGCGAAAACGACTACCCCATAAGAGTAGAGGTGCTACACCTCACGGACAAGGAAGAGAAGGAGCAGAACATCTTCATGAACTCTACCACCGCCCAGGGTGAGTTCGATAGTGACCTACTCGCAAAGATGCTCCCCGAGATAGACATAGACCTCGCAGGTCTCGATAGCTCGGACATCAGCATTCTAATGGCTGAGACATCAGCATTTGACATCACGGACTACCACCAAGCCTCAACGCAAGGTTTCACGAGCGTATCAACGCCACTCTCAGACGAAGAGAGACAAGCACGCAAGGAACACGTCAAAGAGGTAAGAGCGCAGACGGCAGGTAAGATGGAAGGCGAGTACTACGAGGGCGAAGCCTATGTAACACTCTCCTTTCAGAGCTACGCCAATAAGCTCTACTTTATGGAAATGCTCCAGCACGCCCTCCCTGAACAAGGTATCAACCCCTCGGACAAGTATCTCAAGGGCGAGGCAGTACACGAACTAATAGCAGGATAGGGATATGGCTAAGAAGGAAGAGAAGGAAGAGAAGAAGGAGTCAAAAGGTGGCACTCGCACACGTCCGAAGGGTGCAGGGCGAAAGAAGCTCGAAGTACCCTCCCTTGACACTATCCGCCAGCTCGCAAAGACCACGTTAGGCAACAAGAGCAAGGTGGCTGAGGTGTTGGGCGTCTCCCGCTATTGCCTGCTTAAATGGGAGAGGGAGAACCCCAAGATAGGCGAAATCTTCCAAGAGCAGTGGGAAAAGCGCCTGGACGTGTATCTCGATACCGCCCACATCCTCGCTATTGGACAGACGGGTACGGACGAGAATGGGAAAACGATCTACACCACACCTCCCGACCCCAATATGCTCCGCTTTATGATTGAGAAGATCGGTAAGCAAGCGGGCTTCGGGCAGGAGGTGTCGGTGAACGTCACGGGAGAGATGAATGTGGGCGTGCCTATCTCTAAGTGGATAGCAGATAATACCGAGTAGCTATGGCCGTAGAGAGGGAGACCAATACCCCCGTACACTCCGTCTACCACCCGCTCTACAAGAATAAGGATAAGTTCATTGTGCTTATCACGGGCGGGCGAGGCTCGGGGAAGAGCTTCGAGGTGGCTCGCTTCCTTGAGCGTCTCACGTTTGAGAAGGGGCGCAAGATCCTCTTCACCCGCTACACGCTGGTATCAGCGAGTAAGTCTATCATCCCCGAGGTAGAGGATAAGATAGAGCGAGACGGCACGCAGGAGTACTTCAAGGTGACGAAAGACCGCATCATCAATAAGTACACGGGCAGTGAGCTTATGTTTATGGGTATCCTCGCCTCCTCGGGCAATCAGACGGCAAAGCTCAAGAGCATCCAGGGCGTGTCGGTGTTCGTGTGTGACGAGGCGGAGGAATGGCGCAGTGAAGAGGACTACGATAAGATGGTGCTCTCCATTCGTACTAAGGGGGTGCAGAATATGGTTATCGTGGTGATGAACCCAGCCAGCACCTCCCACTTCGTCTATCAGAAGTACATCAAGGACACGCACCGAATAGAGGTGATAGATGGAGTGCCCGTGCAGATAAGCACGCACCCCAACGTGCTACACATCCACACGACCTACCTTGACAACTTAGAATACCTCTCTCGGGAGTTCGTGAGCGAGATTGAGGACATCAAGGCGAACAACCCCGAGAAGTACCAACGTATCGTTATCGGGAAGTGGTCAGAGATGAACGAGGGGGCTATCTTCAAGAAGTACTCCGTGGTGGACTCTATGCCCCACTTCGTACAGCGCTGCGGGCTGGGGCTGGACTTCGGCTATACCAACGACCCCACCGCAGGTATCTTCTGTGGCGTGTATGGCAATACGCTCTACCTTGACGAGATATGCTACAACACCCACATGGGGAGCGGTGACATCATCAAAGCCCTACGCCAGTACTCCAGCTTTGACATCACGGCAGACTCTGCCGACCCACGTCTCATTGACGAGCTGAGGGCAGGTGGCTTGCGTGTCTCTCCTGTGGTCAAGGGTGCGGGCAGTGTCATTGCTGGTATCAACAAGATGCTGGAGATGGATATCTGCATCACCGCACGGAGCAAGAACCTGCAATACGAGCTTGACAACTACTGCTGGGCTAAAGACAAGGACGGGCAGTACACGAACGAGCCGATAGACGCTAACAACCACCTCATAGACGCCACCCGCTACTACATACTACGCAACATCCTCGGCTGGTCAGGCACGCAGAGACGAAGCTACGAGGGCATATTTTAGACTATATGGAACAGACAGACAAGACGCTGGAGGCGAAGCTCTCCGCTATCCCTAAGGTGCGAGCCAAGTACAAGGAGGAGCGCATAGCCAGACTCCGAGAGCAGTGGGAATACTCCCGCCACGAGGTAACGAGTGAGGCGCACCGCCCCGACGATAGGGTGATGGTCAAGGACGAGGAGGTAGACGTCAACGGTAGGCGCACCGGGGCGGTGTACGAGACGAAGAAGGTCAACCGCATCTCCACCCCTCTGGAGCAACTCATCGTAGAGATACACACCGCCTTTGCCGTGGGGCTACCCCCCAACCTGCAAGCCGTAGCCAAGACGAAGGAGCAGGAGTATATGCTTGACCTCATCCGTGAGACGGAGACGAAGAACAAGATACGCTTCATCAACCAACGTGCCGTGCGTGCCGTCCTCTCCGAGACGATTGTAGCCGAGTATTGGTGGGCGGTCAAAGACCCCGAGTTCTACGAGGATAAGGACTACGCACGTGGGGCAGACACACGCCTCCGCTGTGAGCTGTGGTCACCCTTCAATGGGGATAGGATCGTGCCTATCAAGGACGCCTATGGCGACCTCGTCTCCTTCTATCGCTTCTACTCAGTCAAGGTAGACGACAAGGAGGTGGAGAAGCTGATGGAGATTGACGCTACCCACGTCTACACCTACGAGAATGTGAAGGGTAAGGGCTGGACGCTCATCTCGCAGGAACTCCACGGCTTCGACAAGATGCCCGTTATCTACATGGAGATGAAGCACGCCCTCTGCGATCGCATACAGAGCAAGCGTAAGCGCATCGAGGAGCTGGAGAGCAACTACGCAGACTGCATCAACGACAACTTCTTCCCCAAGGTGCTGTTGCGTGGTAGCGTATCGGGCGTGCAACGCTCGGGCAAAACGCAGACCATTCAGATGACGGGGAATGAAGCGGACGTGCGTTACCTCACGTGGGATCAGTCCACCACAGCGGCGGAGAGCGAGCTTGCGCGTCTTGAGGATGCCTGCTACACGATGACGATGACGCCACGCATCAACCCAAAAGACCTCCAAGGGCTGGGGGCTGCACTCTCGGGTGTCGCCTTCAAGTATGTGTTCATGGGTGCGCATATAGCCGTCCGCAAGCACGAGGAAGTTATCGGTGAGTACCTCGCACGCAGGTATAGCTTCCTCAAGCACGCCATCTCCCTGCAAGTGCCAGCGGTGAGGGCTGGTAGGTCGCTCCGTCTTGACCCCGTCCTCGTACCCTTCACCATTGAGGCAAGCACCGAAGAGACGAGCAAGGAGAGTGAGGAGGACAAGCCCAGCGAGGGTAAAGCCACCCCCACCAAGACCGAGGAAAAGGAATAGCAACCAACCCCTAACAACGATAGCCCCGTGGAGTGCCCTCTCTGCGGGGCTTTTTTATGCCCGAAAACACAGAGATAGAGGAAATTAGTAACATATCTCTATTTCTACCTAAACCCAATATCAAGCTATATATATTTGCATATATCTGATAGCTTAACGATATGAAAACTAAAATCTTACAACAGCTCAAACAGAGATACTCCAATCTCGGGGTGAGTGACAAGGCATTTGATGGGGTAGCCGACTTCTTGTCAAAAACCATCACCGAGGAAGAACGTATCGCAGAGTCAGTGGCAGGTGCAGAGTCTTTCTTAAAGGCGTATCAGTCCGACGTGGATAAGGAGCGCACGAGCGCTTCCGCCCTCCGCAAGGAGCTTGACGCACTCAAGAAGGAGACCCAGCCCAAGCCCACCGACCCTAAGCCAAGCGACAATCAGGGGAACGAGCCTACCGAGCGAGAGAAGCAGATGATGCAACAGCTGGAAGCCCAGCAGAAGCAGATCGAACTCATCCTCGGTCAACGCTCCCACGAGGGTAAGCTGGCGCAGATCACCACCCTCCTCGGAGAAAAGAATATTCCCGAGTCCTTCTACACTATGGCTCTAAGCGGGCGCACCTTCGGAGAAGATACGAACGTAGGCGAGCTGGTAGCTAACATCGAGCAAGGCTACACGAAGTTCCAAGACGAGAGCGCCAATGGACGCTTCAAGGGAGGCGGTAAGCCCGAGGCAGGCGAGCCGTCTAACGATGACGTGATGGCTTCTATCGTGAAGCAGGTGAACGAAGGTACGGAGGCAATCCTTAACGAGAAGAAGTAAAAGAACATGGCAAAAATCAAGTATGACGAAAACGCGTACATGCCCGTCCACGAGCTGTATCGCGTAGAGACGGGCTACCGCCTCTCGGGAGGTTTCAACCTCGACGTCACGGGTCTCACGGCTGGCTCCGTAGTCCCTCCCCTTGCGCCTATCTCCGTCGACAAGGTCACACGCAAGGCTACCCTGCTCAAGCGTGTACGTGTCGTAGAGGCTGGTTCGGGGAAGAAGGTCAAGGTCTCCAAGTACGCTAACCTTGCGAGCGGTATGTTCCTCTCCAACGGAACGGCAACGCTCACCATCGACAGCGTAGACACCTCCGACAAGGAGTTTGACACTATCACGGCTAAGGCTGATGCGTCGGCATTCACCAAGGGCGCAGTCCTCTTCGAGGCTACCGCAGCTACGGGGAACACCGCCAAGGGCAGTGCCGACTACCTCACCTACGCACCCGTCAAGGTGGAAGAAGGGGCTACCCTCACCGCCCTCGGGCGTGCCTTTGAGGTAGATACGGACAAGCTCTATATCCCAGTCACGGAGGAGGACAAGAAGGCGCTCACCGCCCGCTTCCTCTTCGTCTAAGCCAACCAACTAACCAAAACCGACAGATATGGAATTGACTATTGATAGCATTCTCGGTCACGCTGGCTTTATCAAGGCAGTAGCTGACCGAGCGCTGGCTACGGAGCGTAGCAAAATCATCCTCGGTAACTACATGGGCTTCGAGGCTACCCCCACCCGTCTGTTTAAGTCCGTCTACGGGACGACCTCGGCAGTGCGCATGGGTTCGGTCATTGACCGCAACGCAGGCAAGGTTCTCCGTGGGCGTGCGCCTATGGGTGACGCTACTCTCGAGGTGGCAGACATGGGCGACCGCTTCCAGATGGATAACGACCGCTTGGAGAAGCTCAAGTTCATCCTTGACCGAGTGAACGCTGGTCAGCTGGGGCGGGACGCTGTGGTGAACACGCTTACGGACGACTTCCGTGAACTCTCTGTTGCGCCCTACAAGCGCATGGAGAAGGTGCTGTTTGACCTTCTGTTCAACGGGAAGGCAGAGGTGACTATCGGAGACAACCCCAAGGGCGTGTCCATCCTCGACATGAACCTCCCTATCCTCACGGCAGAAGCCAAGGCGAGCGACAAGGACAACCTCGTGGAGTTCCTCGTGAACCTTCGCAACAAGTACAGCCACCTCAACTTCGGTACTATGGAGATGTCGCAGGCGACCTTCTTCAAGTACTTCGCCAAGAGCAAGGAGCTGATGGGCAAGTACAAGATGTCGCTGGGTGGTGCAGAGGTCTCCGTGGCTGGCATCATCCCCCTCGAGGCGGTGAACGCCATTATGACCTCGCTGGGTCTGCCCGTTATCCGTGTCGTGAACAACATTGTGACCGACCTTAGCGGTGCTACGTCTCCCCTCTGCCCCGACGACAAGATTGTCTTCCTGCCCGAGGGTGAGATTGGTAAGGTGCGTCACTTCCGCCCATACGAGCTGAATGACCCCGTACCCAACAAGGTGTACAACACGCTCGTGGGTGACCACATGATCTCCACGCAGCGCACGGACGAAGGTCGCTTCATCGAGTACGCTTGTGCGTGGATCCCCGAGGTGCGTCTGCCTAAGCATATTCTCTCCGTAGACCTCAAGGCTATCAAGTAGACGATATGACCCCGCAGGAGTATATCCAAGAAAAGTACCGAGCTATGGGGGTAAGCCTCTCCGATGGCTATGTGTCCTCTCTACTTGTCGGCAAGGGGCTATCCCCGAGCGACGATACCTGCTTCTCTGAGGCGGGAGGCGTGGAGCGTGTACACAGAGCCTTCGTAGAGAGCCTGCCCGAGTTCCTTCTGATGCCAAGCTCCGTGAGTGAGCTGGGGGTGTCTATCTCTCGTGCGTCAAAGGACGACATAGCTAAGTACTACCGCCTTGAGTGCCGACGCCTCGGGCTTCCCGATATGCTCTCCGAACCTCCAAGAGTGCGCTTCCTATGATTTACGAGAACGGATATATACAAGCGATAGAGACCGAGCAAGGTAGCTTCGACGACAAGGGGAGACCCGTGTTTTCGGACGCTGTTGAGTGCGAGCTTATCCCTTGTATGTTCCGCTCCTCGGTCAATGACAAGCGAGGGACGTACAAGGATGGCGGGTACTCCCGCTACGCCTACGAGGTGCATCTTGAGCCTGTGTCAGTGACGGCAAAGCGTGCAAAGCTATACCGAGAGGATGGAAGCCTCATAGGTGAGTTCACGATACAGAGCTGGGAGTACGCCCGTATCCTCAACTTCACTCAGATCATCTTAGGCTGATGGAGTTTCGGGAGTTCCTCGCAGAGGTGCGCAATGAGGTTATCACCGAGATCATCGATGATGTACGCTTCATCGCTAAGGGGTGCTATGAGGAAGCTATCCGACGCAAGCAGTATGCGGATAAGTCGGGCGCTCTCTCAGCCTCCATAGGATGGGCAGTGTGCTACGATGGCAAGGTGGTGCATTCGGGCGGGTTTACGGGAAACGGAAGGAAAGCAAGCGCAGGGCAGTCCGCAGGTCGTGAGGCGGTGCAGGAGCTGGCAAGGGGGAGCAAAGGTATACGCCTTATCCTCGTTGCTGGCGCTCCCTATGCAACGCAGGTTGAAGCGAGAGGCTTTGACGTGACGACCTCGGGCGAACTCTTAGCGGAGGAGATGGTGCAATGGTGGCTGAATAATGCGTAAGACGGGATTAGCGATAGAGGAGTATGTCCACGGGCTTCTCAAAGGGCAAGTAGTGGTTAGTGGTGGTGTGTACAGAAATGGCACACGACCCTTTGATAGCGATGTGGAGGATGTCGTAGTGTCTTTCCTCACGGGGAGGGACAGCTTAGACGGCTTCTCGCAGAGCGGTGTCGTCAATGTGAACGCCTATGTTCCTATGCGCAATTTCGGGGAGCCCTTATTAGTCAAGGACGTTAAAAGGTGCGAAGAGCTGGAGGAAGCTATCTCACAGCTCGTAGATGCACACCGCACGGGGGACTTTCTCCTTGTTCTTGACGGGACTCCCACCACCTTCTCCGAAGAGGGCTTTAGCGTGGTGAACGTACGAGTCAAATACAAGTATAACAAACTAACAGAGTAACAGATATGCCATATCAGGAAACTAACAACACCGCTTGGGGCAAGGTAGAAGTCCAGGTGGGAGCCGTGAACACCACGGACGGGAGCAAGATGCCCACCGCAGGGATGGCCCTCATTGGCTTCGTCAAGGAGGGTTCGCTGAGCATCGAGCAGGAGGAAGGCGACAAGAAGGAGTGGAAGGCAGTAGGCGGTGAGGTCGTAGATAGCCTTACCACCGCTTCCTCGCTCCGTGTCAAGTTCCACGTGAAGAACCTCAACAAGAGCGTGATGGAGAAGGTGTTCAACGTCACCGAAAGCACCAACACGCTCGAGGTGAATAGCCTCGTCTCTACGAAGGAGTTCGCGCTGGCTATCATCCCTGAGACGCAGGGCGCTGAGGTCTTCAAGGCTCCCCGTGTCAAGCTGACGGGCGTTATCGCCCTCAGTGAGGATGCAGGCTACGGGATTGACGTCACGGCCACGATCCTCAAGGCGAAGGCGAACAGCCCCCTCTTCTATCTTGAAAAGAAGGCGTAGTGATGAAGCTCCCTTTCTTCAAGAAGAAGGCAGAACAGATGGTATCGGATACGCTCCTCTCGGGGGGCGTGTCCGTGTCCATCGGCTCTACCGAGTATAAGGTCTACCCACCTACGCTGGCTACGTGGGTAGAGGTGTCGGCTCTTATTGCGCAGGTCACGGACGTAGAGGAGCGAGATATGACGCTCTACGACCTTATCGCCCTTGGCAGTGACGCAGAGACCTACGCACATATCCTCGCTACATTCATTGCGGGCGTGAAGCGAGACAACGAAGCGGAGCGACGCAAGACAGCCGAAACGCTCCTCTATACCTCCAACGTCCCCGACCTCGCCACTGCTCTATTCACTGTGCTTGAGACAATGAACGTCGGGGAGCTTTTTATGCTTACCACTTCCCTCAAGAAGACAATGATAACGAAGCCAACGAAGGAGGTGGTGAACGAAACGACAGCCCCTGGGCAAGGATAGGCAGTTTCTCCAAGTACTATCATCTGAGCTTTGACTACGTCCTCTACGAGCTCAGCTATACGAACTTCCTCCTCTACTCTAAGGCTATCCCCAGCTACAAGCCCAAGGATGAGGGGAAGAAAAAGACGACGAGCCGTGGAATGTCCTTCGGGGACTTCACCTCGGCACTCAAGAAAATAGCGCAATAAATGGCACACAAGACGTTCTCTGTCACCCTTGACCCTACGGAGTTCATCAAAGGCACGAAGAGCTTAGAAGAGAGCTTTGACCGCCTCCAGCAGAAGATCCAAGGGACATCAACGAAGCTACCCAGCTACAGCGCCCCAATCAGTGAGGCGAGGGGCGAGGTGGACCTGCTCAGTAGCTCGTTCCAGCGTGCTGCGGGACTTGCTGCGGGCATCTTCGCTGTGAGCGGTGTGCAGGACTTTGTGAGCAAGCTGTACAGCGTGAGAGGGGAGTTCCAGCAGTTGGAGATCTCCTTTAAGACGATGCTTGGCAGTGGGGAGCAGGCTAATGAGCTTATCGCCCAGCTGGCACAGACCGCAGCGTCCACACCCTTTGACTTGCAGGGCATTGCCTCCAGCGCAAAGAATATGCTTGCCTATGGCTTCGCAGCCGATCAGGTGAACGAGACGATTGTGCGCCTCGGGAACGTGGCAGCGGGTCTATCTCAGCCCCTCGGGGATATTGTCTACCTCTATGGCTCGCTCCGTGCTTCGGGGCGTGTCACGAACATAGACATCCGTCAGTTCGCCAACCGAGGTATACCCATCTATGAGGAGCTGGCGAAGGTGCTGGGCAAGAGCGTGAGCGAGATCAATAGCCTTGTATCGGCTGGTAAGGTGGGCTTCCCCGAGATTGAGCAGGCGTTCGCAAACATGACCAACAAGGGCGGGAAGTTCTACAACCTCATGCAGGCTCAGAGCGAGAGCCTCACGGGGCAGATCTCCAACTTGCAGGACAACATTGACATGATGTTCAACGAGCTGGGGAAGGCTTCCGAGGGCGTCCTATCATCGGGCGTGAAGGCTGTAGCCTATCTTGTGGAGAACTACGAGAAGGTGGGCAAGGTCATTGCAGGTCTTATCGTGACCTACGGGGTGTACCGCACGGCCGTGATTACGAATATCGCCCTTACCAAGGGGTGGGCAGTTGCCACGAGGGTGGACGCTATCGCCAAGGGCATTCAGACGATCGCCACAAACGCTGCGACGCTCTCCACCAACCGCCTAACCGCCGCTATGCTTGCCAACCCCTATGGGGCTATTGCGGTGGCTCTCACGGCAGTGATAGCGGCTATGTGGGCGTTCAGCGACTCCACGAGCGCAGCCGAACGGGCGCAGAAGGACTTCAACGAAGAGAAGAAGCGAGCCGAGGAGCAGGAGCAGAAGCACAAGGAAGCGGTAGAGGCTCTCCTTAACGTGGTGCGTGACGAAGCTTCCGCCACGGCAGACCGACAGAGTGCGCTGGAGCAGTTGCAGAAGTACTACCCTCAGATCTTCGCCAAGTACGATACCGAGACGCTCAAGCTCCAAGACATCGCTAAGCTCAAGCGTGAGATTGCCGAGTATGACGGTAAGGCGAAGGTGGACAGAGCGAAGGACGAGCTGGGCAAGGCGCAGGAAGAGGTAGAGAAGGCGAAGAAGGCGCTGAAGGCGTTGTCTGAGAGCAGTAGAACCTACGCTGGGCCTGAGCATTCCTACGCTGTGTCTGATGCAATGGAAAGGCTTGAGTACCTACAGAAGCAACTCGCCCTCAAGAAAAAGGAGTTCGGCAAGCTGAGCGACAGCCAACTCTTCAACGCCAAGGGTCTATCCGAACTCACCGACAGCCAGCTCTCCGCTATGCTTATCAACGTGCAGAAGGCTAAGAAAGCCGTCAAGCAGGGAAGGGAGATGTACCTAACTGGCTCTATCATCAAGGACGCATACGATGAGAAGGGCTGGGAAAACCTCGCCAAGCAAATCAAGAACGAGCAGGAGTCCCGCAAGAAGCCCATCAAATCCTACAAGGACGCTGTCACCGACCTCAAGAAGGAGGAAGAGAAGGCAAACAAGGAGCTAAAGGCATTCAACGCCCTCACGGCTCAACAGCTCAAGCGCAAGAAGGAAGAAGCCGTCAAGAACGGCAACTACAACTGGAACCCCGACGAGGAACGAAAGCGCCTCAAAGAGGAGTACGACCTCAAGAAGAAAGCCCGAGAGGAGTACGAGAAGGGCGCAGGCGAGACGAGCAAGAAGGGCGGAAGCCGTAAGCGCTCCACGGCAGAGAGCGAAGCCCTCACCAAGGCACGACAAGCCGAAGAGCGCAGACAGCAAGAGGAACAGCGCACACGTGAGCTGGCACGCTCTCGTAGAGACGCTGAACTCAACCTTGAGGCTGAGCGCATAGCACTTATGCAGAATGGCTTCGCCAAGGAGATGGCAGAACTCCAGCTCCAGCATAAGCGCAAGATGTCCGCCTTTGACGACCAAGTGCAGGAGCGCCTTGCCAAGGTACGTGAAGCCGAGAAGCTGGAATGGGAGGCTACCCACGACAGTAAGAAGGAGGTCTACAAGCAACGCAAGCTCAGCGAAGCTGACCTCAGCGACACCGACCTCAATCAGATACTCGCAGGGCGTGAGCTGGCAGACCAAGCACTCGCAGAGGGGCAAGAGAAGATCATCAAGGAGCTACGAGACAAGTACCTCTCCTACGAAGAGCGCAAGACGGAAATCAAGAAGCGCTACGAGGCAGAGCGCAAGATCATTGACGATACCTCGCTCCTCCTCGCAGAGCAGAAGTCCTCCGCCCTCGTAGAGCTGGCGAAGAAAGAGTCTGATGAACTCAAGGCGATAGATAACGAGCGCTACGAACAGACCCAGCGCACGAACCAGCTCTTTGTAGAGCTCTTCACTCAGCAGGGAGAGCGCACGGTGGCGCAGATGCGCAGTACCATCACCACCGCCCGTGAGATGCTGGACTACCTCGCCAGCACGCCAGCGGACAAGCTGGAAGGGCGCTTCGGTATGAGCGCAGACGAACTCGCCTCTATACAGAACTCCCCCGAGAAGCTCAAGGCTATCACGGACGCTCTGAGGGGCTTACGTGACGAGCTGGGCAACTCCTCTCCCTGGCAGTCGTTTATCTCCTCTATGGAGGACGCACTGAGCCGTGGTAAGAGCGCACTCAGCGACTACAAGAAAGCCCGCAGGGAAGCCACCTCAGCGACCACCGAAGAGGAGAGAGCCAGCGCACAGAAGAAGGCGGATATTGCCTTTAGCCGTGTCGGTCTCTCGGTGACGAAGATTGGCAAGAGCGTTAAGGACGCTACGCCCCTTGTGCAGGATCTGGGGAAGTCCTTCGGGGCTATCTTCGGCAACAGCGCTATGGAGGACGCAGTGGAGGGTCTCACGCAAGCCCTCTCCGACCTTGGTGGCGTAGCCTCGGGCATCGGCTCTATCATCAGCGGGGACGTGCTGGGTGGTATCACATCTATCGTGGGCGTTGTAGGCAACCTCGCGAGCCGTGCGCAGAAGGTAGAGCGTGAGGTGCTGGAAAAGCGCAAGAAGGCTCTTGAGGCGCTCACACGCACGCAAGAAGAGTACAACGCCGCTCTCCTCAAGGCTAACCTCATCTACGAAAAGGGCTCTACCATCTTCGGGGATGACGTGTACAAGCGTGCTACTAACTCTATCGTGGTGGCACGCCAGGCGATGGAGCAGTTCCGTAAGTCCGTAGCCTTCTCCGACAAGGAGTTGGAAGGCGATGGCGTGCTGGACTTCCTTGGTATTGGCGGTAAGCCCGAAGACTTCCCCAAGCAGATGCGTAGGGCTATGGAGCAGATCCGCAAGCAGATCAAGAATAAGCTCCTCCCCACGCTCAAGGGTGAGTTCGCCAAGTTGCAGAACATCTCAGTCAAGACGGGGAGCCACAAGGAGGGGATATTGTGGGCGAGAAGGAGTGTAGACGACTACACCACCCTCGGCAAGCTCTACCCCAACCTCATAGACAAGAGCGGTAAGCTCAACGTTGCCCTCGCAGAGTCTATCCTCAAGACGCACGAGTTCAGAGAAGGGGGTAAGGAGGCGCTGGAGAATATGCTCGCCCTCTACAAACAGAACGAGGAGGCTATCAAGACGATGAACGACTACCTGCACGGGCTGTTCGGCTCGCTGGGTAACGCTATCACCGACTCGCTGGTGACCGCCTTCCGCACGGGAGAGGACGCTACACGAGCCTTTACCTCCAACATTGGCGATATGCTCAACAACTTCGCCAAGCAGATAGCCTACTCTTCGTTCCTCGCCCCCCTTATGGAGAAGGCGCAGAAGGACGTGGCGGACGCTATGCGCCTCACGGGCGGGGATAATCAGATGGAGGCTATGCTTCGTGCTATGTCCTCGCTGGTGGACGGGGTGAAGACGCAGATACCCGCCTTCAACGAGTACCTCAAGAAGACTGAGGAGCTGGTGCAGGCTCACGGCTTTGACCTCGGAGGCAAGAACAGCGACACCCGCAGTGCTACGGCTAAGGGCATTGCCCAAGCCTCGCAGGATAGCATTGACGTGCTGACGGGCTTGTGGCACACGAACGTACTACTCTCTGAGCGCACAGCCAACGCCACGGAGCGTATGGTAACGATCCTTGAGGCGCAGGGCGTGCGCAGACTTCCCTCAGCGCAGGATATGGGGCTTGACCAATTCGGTACAGCCGTAGGGCGTATGTACGCTGAGCTGCAAGCTATCAGCCGCAACACGAAGGTGACGGCAGATGCGGTGGAAGCCTCCCGCTTCATACTCGCTCAGATGGATAGTAACGGCATCAAGATTAAGCGATGAACGCAGTAATAGTACTTGAGGTAGGTAGCAGAGATACCATCCTCGGTGAGGACGCTATCAAGAACCTCTTCGCCCTCCCCACGATGACGGAACCCCCGTCGGTGGATTGGGCGGAGGAGGATGGCGTAGAGATAGACGAGATTACCGCCACGCAGGTGGAGGAGCAGAAGGTGGCTATCCCGATGTACTCACGTGGCAGGAACATATTCCCCGACCTCCTTGACAATAGGACGATACGCCTCTTCGCTGGGGGTATTCAGTTCGGGGACTTTCGCCCCGTGAGTGTGGAGAGCGTGCAGAAGTGGGCGGGGGGCTGGTCTGCCGTGCTGGTCTGCTCACGAAGCGAGAAGCCCGCCCCTACCGACAACGTGAGATGGGAGAGCGGTCTGACGATCCTTGCCGATGTGGCGAGTGCGCCTATATGGGTAAGCCCCGAGAACAAGGGCATTGCGAGCGTGGAGGACGAGACGGGGCGGTACTACTTCGCAGGCTCACGGCCATACAAGGCGAAGTACTCCCTTGAAGTGCCCGTACTCATCAAAGCACCCACCCTGCCCGACCTATGGACGGCACGCAATAAGCTCCTATCTCGCCTTACGGCACGTGGGCTGAGGGCGATACCCCGCTTTGACGGAGATACGCTACCCGTGAGCGGGGTGTACAGCACCTCTACAAGCCGAGACGTGAGTGCGGACGATGACGGCTACCGCTGGACGATTGACATAACATTTACCATAACCAAACTATGATCACATTGTACGTAAACGGCAAGGCTACGCCCTTCCCGATAAGCTCGGAGAGCTACCACGAAGCCAAGGTAGGCGCAGTGTCTACGCTCGTGGTAGAGACGACGTCGGACAAGGCTATTGTCTTCCCTCTCGGCACGTATTGCACGTGGCGGGGTGAGAAGTTCTCCCTCTACACTCCTGCCGAGGTGGTGAAGGTGTCCGAGCGAGAGTACCGCTATACGCTCTCGCTCAGCGGGGAGGGGCAACAGCTCGCACTCTCTAAGTTCAAGTTCATCGTAGCCAACCCTGAGGACGTGCGTCTATCGTTCACGCTGACGGGCAAGCCCCGCTTCTTCCTTGAGCAGATACTGCGCAGCCTGCCTGCTGGCTTCTCTATCGGTGCGTGCTTAGAGGCGGAGGCGCAGGCTATCTCCTTCAAGCACGAAGACTGCCTCAGTGCGCTCTCCCGAGTAGCCGAAGCCTTCAAGACTGAATGGCACATCACGGGCAAGACGCTTAACCTCGGCAAGGTGGTAGGCAACAAGGCTAATGCCGTCACGCTCTCCTATGGCAAGGGCAAGGGCTTACTCTCGGGGCTGACCGCTTCCAACGACAGCGAGAAGTCGCCCGTAGGGAAGCTCTTCATCCAGGGGACAGAGCGCAACATTGACCCCACGAAGTACGGAGCTAAGAGCCTGCACCTGCCCAAGGGGCGCACCCTCGCCTATGAGGGGCGTACGTACGTTGTGAGTGCCGACGGGCAGAGCCTCAGCGTGAGCGGGCTAAGCACCGACGGACGCAAGGAGGATAGCTTTGACGGGACGAACATCTACCCCCAGCGTGTGGGCGTGGTTAGCTCTGTGGTAGTCACGCCTAACGGCAACTACGACATCGTAGACAAGGACAACACCGTAGACTACTCGCAGTACCGCATCGCAGGGGAGAAGGCGACTATCACCTTCCAAACGGGACGGCTTGCAGGGCGCACCTTTGACATCGCCCAAGATAAGGACGTGTTGAAGTACGACCACGCTACAAAGCGCTTCCAGCTGGTGAGCGTAGAGGAGGACGGGATGAAGCTCCCCGAGCCGAAGGTGTTCTACCCTGCCGTAGGGGATAAGTACGCTGTGTTTGGCGTGCGCCTGCCCGACGAGTACATCACGAAAGCGGAGACGGAGCTTCTCAATGCTTCGGTGCGCTACTTCCACGAAGCCCTGCAACCCAAGGTGACGTATAAGGCGGAGCTGGATGGGCTCTACGCACAGAAGAATTGGGGCGCACTCGCTCCTAAGCTCGCTATCGGTGCGTACGTCCGCCTTGTGGATACGAGCCTTGGTATTGACGACCACGTGCGCATCACGGCTATCCGCACGAAGCTCTCCCAGCAGTACAAGCCACAGATAACGCTCTCCAACGAGGTGCAAGCCCCCAGCCTTGCCGTCTCTCTCGGCACGCTTGAAGCAGAGGGTGTACAGCAGAAGGAGGAGGTGCAGGCGGTGCGCAGGGAGGTAGCACGCTCCTACCAGCAGGCTATGAGCCTCGCTGACGGCATTGCCGAAGAGGTGCGGGCGGGCTTTGGCGACAGCATTAGCCCCGTCACCGCACGCACGATGCAGTTAATGGTGGGGGATAAGTCCCTGCAGTTCGTCTTCGTGGCTTCCCCCACAGCTACGGGTGCAGTAACGCACAACGTCACGTGGGACGAGAGCAGAGGCATCCTGCACGCAGATAGTGGCTACCTCCGTCATATGACGCTCGGCATCAATACGCTCAGCGCAGAGCATAAGCCCAGCGAGTACAAGACGTGGACGCTCCCCGCCTACGACTACGCTGTGAGAGCTGACCAAAAGACCATCCACCTCTACGCCAAGGTAGAGCGCAACGGGGCAAACGGGGTGTTCTTCGCTACGGACACGGCTAAGGCTATGGAAGCAGAGGCGGGGTACTACTACCTCTGCCTCGGTACGCTCAGCCAAGCCCCTAACAGAGCGTTCACGCCCCTCTACGGCTTCACTGAGGTACTGCCCGGCCAGATACGCACGGAGCGCATCGCATCGGCTGACGGAAGCACAACCATTAACCTAAATACGGGAGAAATCGTGAGTGACAAGATTAAGTTCGTCCACCCCGACGGGTCGAAGAAGTCCTACCCCTCGGACTACCTGCACGTGGCTATCCACGAGGGTACGACAGAGATACGTGGAGGCGTAGTGCTGGGTACGCTTATGGGAGCTAAGGACACATCAGGTAAGATACGCTCCTACATCAGCGGTATCAGCGGTACGCCTGCCCTCGCAGCGGGCGTGAAGGGCTTAGAAGAAGGTAACGAGACCTATCAGACGGCTATCCACCACGATGGGAGCGCAGACTTCGGGTACTTCCACATCCGCCACCCGCAGGGGCAAGGCGCAGCGGGGTCACATCTCTACCTTGAGAACTACCGCTACAAGGATAGCCCCGACATTGAAAATCCCTACGCAGTGAAGATTGGCGACGCGCACCCAGACATCAAGACGATAAGCCGAGGGAAGCTGGTAGAGAATGTCGTGGTGAACCTACCCATTGTAGAGCTTACGAACATGGAGGGCGGTGCTAACGGGCGAGTAGAGGGGCGCAATGAGGTTGAGGTCGTCATCCAGCCCAAAGACCTCGGGAGGTATCTCACTGCCAGCTCCAAGGTGGACGTGAAGCTCACGTTCACGGGGGTAGCAGCGCACATGTACTCCTTCTCTTCGGTCAAGGTGTCGGCATCGGCTTACCCAAGCTACCCGCCATACGCCCCCGAGGTGAAGCTATCAAAGGACGGGGGTACGTACTCCTTCTCTTGCGGTGTCAATCCTGACGGTACGCTGGTGTTCTACCTCCTCTTCGCTGGCAACGGGATTTCACGAGTGAGCAAGCTCAACGTGCGTGCAGACATCCGTGTGACCTCGGACAGCCGTAGAGACCGAGGCACATACCTCACTCAGTCGGGCTTCCTCGTGTTCCATAACGCAGAGTACTACATCAACGCAGACCGCTCACGCCTGCCCTACGTAGACGCAGTGAGTGGTGCGGTGCGCAACGCTGGTAACGTGATGCTGGAGGTTGCAGGGGGCTTGCGTGTAAAGGGAGCTATGGACACCTCGGGTATCCTCCTCGGTGGGCGTGTGAGCGCAGGCAATGTGAGCTTTGAGCATAAGTGGGGTGCGAGAGCCGACCGAATGAACATCCGAAGGAAGGAAACAGGTATATATATCGTCACCCACGACCTCGGACACACACGCTACTCGGCGATCTGTATGGATGCGGGGAACGGGCGACATAACGCAAAGGTGGGGAAGATCACGGCTAACTCGTTCGAGATCTATACTAAGTACGACAATACGCTGTACAGCGATATTGACTTCACGTTCCTCGTATTCGGTGACAACTACTAACCAACCAACTATAAACCAAGACCAAAGACTATGATTATTACAGAGTACTTCGACTTCTCCGTGTTCGGCAAGGGGGAGATCACGTTAGCCTCTGTCGTGGTTCTGATTTGCTATGTCGGTGTGCTGTTCGCCAGCATCCTTGACACCAATTCAGCCATACGCAGAGATAAGCGCTTCGCACGTGACCAAGCCCGCAAGGCTATTGAGGAGGGCACAGCGCATGGCACGCTGGACGAGGTGGCAAAACGCTTCTCCCCACGACTGAATAGCTGGGGCATCCGTACGCTCCTCGGTAAACTCCTATGGTACTACGTGTTCCTCATCGTTGCTGGCTTCGCTGATATGCTCTTCCTCATCACAGACGTGTGGCAACTCTTCCACCTGGCCGAAGTGCCGTGGGTGTCTGTTGTCCTTGCGCTGGTATTCATCGCCACCGAGGGGCTGAGTATTTGGGAGAACAGCCCGAAGAACGACACGCAGAACGTAGTAAAGAGCTTGCGCAGACTTCGCAGTGCCTACTCTACCCTGCTTGACGATGAGGAGATGAAGAAGCTCCGCAAGGAACTCAACGACCGAGGAGGAAGCGGTTTTTAACTGACACGACTATGAGCAAGTACTTTTCATTGTCCGAGATGACGCATAGCGGTACGGCTATCTCTCGTGGCATCCCCAACGACCCAACGGACGAGCAGATACAAGACCTCAACCGCCTTATGGAGTACTTAGACGGCATCCGTGAGGCGTTCGGTCAGCCAATCATCGTTACCTCGGGCTTCCGCTCTCCACGGCTCAACAGAGCGGTGGGTGGTGCGGTGACCAGCCAGCACGTCAAGGGGCAAGCGGCTGACATCCGACCTATCCAAGTTACGGACATCGGGCGACTATTCCGCCTCATCCGCTCGCACGGAGGCTTTGACCAGCTCATTGACGAGCACCCAGTGGGGAGAGCTCCGTGGATACACGTGTCAATAGCTCCGACCACACGAGCGCCACGAGGCGAGGTGCTGGAGTACGACGGCAAGGGCTACAAGCGACTTAACTAACACAGCAGGGCGGGCGGTAGAGGGGTGACCGCCTGCCACTGCAACCAACCACCCCGACCAAAACATAACTATATGCGACCATTTGGAAGTAAGAGCGAGCAAGGCAAGACGCTCCAGCTGGTGCAACGTGGTACGGACAAGCGTATGCCCGTGGAGCTGGTCAAACAGCCATCGGGAGAAGTCCTTGACCCTGCGGAGCTGGAGGAGCTGAGTGTGAAGGTGGCGAGCGAGAGCGGAGCTGGGATGGCTACCATCCCCTACACTGTTGAAGACGGCAAGCTGGTGGTGGAGGTCACGGCAGAGGTAACTCGACAGCTGGGGCTGGGCGTGTACACCTTGACCGCTACGGGGCGCATCCCCGACCCCGCCTATGCTGACGGCTACCACGACTACGAGATAGTGGTAGACCTCTGTAAGGTGACGAAGTACGGAAGCAGCGAGACGCCCGTCAAGGTGCAGGCTAACGTGCAAGAGGGCTTGCGTGGGCTTAGCGCCTACGAGATCGCTGTCAAGCACGGCTACCAAGGCACAGAGGAGGAATGGGTAAAGAGCCTTACCCCCAAGGGTGGAGCAGGCGGTGGTGGTAACGGCAAGTCCGCCTACGAGCTGGCGGTGCAAGATGGCTACCAAGGCACGCTCCAAGAGTGGCTAAAGAGCCTTGTCGGCAAGGACGGGGCAGACGCATACGAAGTCGCCAAGAAAGCAGGCTACACGGGTAGCCGTGAGGAATGGTTAAAGACACTCATCGGGGCGACGGGGCTATCCGCCTACGACCTCGCTAAGTCGGAGGGCTACGAAGGTAGCCTCACGGAGTGGATAGCCTCGCTCAAGGGAGCGGACGGAGAAAGCGCCTACAAGGTGGCAGTGCGTAATGGCTACGTAGGAGATGAGCAGGCGTGGCTTGCATCCCTGCGAGGTTCGGACGGCAAGGATGCCTACGAGGTTGCCAAGGTAGGCGGGTATCGTGGCTCACGTGAGGAGTGGCTGGCGTCACTCAAGGGCGATGCAGGTAAGAGTGCGTACGAGCTTGCTAAGGCAGGAGGCTACCAAGGCTCGCAGGCTGATTGGCTCGCCAGCCTCAAGGGGGCAAAGGGCGATAGCGCCTATACCTCCTACTTCAACACCACGGACGACAACCCTAAGCTCACCGAGAAGGAGTGGGCAGACACCATAGGCTCATTCGCTAACCTCATCAAGGCAGTAATCTATGGCACAGCAGAGCAGTAAGCAGAGAGCCGAGGAGGCGGTGCTTGACCTCAAGGGCAAGCTCCGACAGCTCAACAATGCGCTCGCAAGCAAGGGCGCAACGATAGCTGAGAGTGCACCGCTGGTAGCTACGATTAAGGCCGTGGAGGGGATGACCGCAGGTGGTGGTTTTAGATTCCCGATTTACAAAGCTGCGCAGTTCGCTTCATATCCCGATGGAGTACTACCCCCCC